TCGGATAGCTCCTCGTGAATGTCTCCGGAGAGCATATCGCCGCCCAGGATGAAGACACACCCCGGATACTTGCCGCCCTGGATGTGCTTCCGCAGGAGCTCGATCGCGACCGTGATGAAGGTGCGCGCTCGATCCTTTGCGATGTTGACGTTGTACTCGTTCACGCCTCCGATCTCGGCAGGACGGACGACCTCGCCGAAGTGCCAGTCGGACGCGAACAGCGTCGGAACGCCCGCGAACTCGGAGACCGCCCTCGAGGGTTTGGTCAGCCATGACGGCGGGTCGACCGTAGCGCGCGAGAGCTTGAAGATCTCATCGCGAACGACCGCGTCGTTGAGCATCTTGCCCTCGAGCTCTTTGATGTGAGCTCGAGCTGCGCGAAGCTGCTCCTCGAGGGTGTGCGGACGTTGCTCCGCTCCCTCGATGCGATCGACGTGCAGACGGATCGTCCCGGAGTTCACTCCGAGCGCAAGCGCCGTCTGTCGCAAGTTTCGACCGTGTTTTATCCAAGCTGCGTGAACAGCCGCCGAGTCGAGGTTTTTCTTTGCTGTGCTCATTCTGTTTTGAACGTCGTCAGCGCTTGCTGCAAGAGCGCGCCGAGGTTGTCGACGAACACCTCATCGTGCGAGAGGTCGTGGTTCATCATGTCCAGGAGTGCGTGACACAGCTCGTGGCAGAAGGTCGCCTGGAGCTGTGTCTCGATCGGATCTGCTAGGAGGTCGATGCGGAGCTTGTCCGGAATCCACATTCCGACGACGCTCTTGCCGTGGCGCCATTTCGAGCGCGGGATGACGCGGACCTTGATCGTGTGTCCTAGGAGTTGGAACTCCTTCGGGATGCCGGTCGCCACCGGCTCACCGATGCGGGAGCGGCGTCGTCGTGATCGCCCGCAGGACCAGATTCGCGATCGAGCCGACCAGGAGAATTCCTGCGGCGACTTCTGCGCCGAGGAGCGTCGTCAGGTGCGCGCCGGAGAGCTCGAGGCCTCCGAGGACGGCGAGTAAGACGTTGATCCAGACTGTCCGCGAGCGCAGAGCGCCTCGCATCCAGTCACGCGACGAGATCGGCGACTCTTCCGTCATGTGCGGTTCTCCGTAGTAGGTTGGCAAGTGCAGCGCAACAGCTCGAGCGCTTCGCTCGGATGTCCGCGGCGTGATAGATGAACTCCGGCTCGAGAATCAGCGACGTGCAGCGCGTCGCCTTGAGGAAGTAGAGCGGCCCCTTTGTCCTGTCGGCCTGGTAGAACCCAGGCTTGATTCCACGATCGGGAGCGAAGAACTGCGCGAGGATCGGCTGAATTCTTCGCGCCACCAGGAGCCCGGTCGTACTGCCTGGCATATAGAGCGTCTCCGCGCCCTGCCCTCGGTTACCTGGTGCAGCGTTGAAGTGAATCTCGAGCGCAAGATCCGAGAGGCTTGCTCGAGCATTGATCCACCGAACCTTCGCGCCGAGCTCGCCGGTCGGGACGACCTTCGCCTCCGGCATGAGCCGCGCGAGCTCCGACACCCAGGCCTGCGCTTCGGTATGTTCGACGAAGCCCTGCCAGGCCGCGCCCGGTGCGCGCGGATGGTGTCCGGCCGATAGGAAAAGCATCAGCGCCGAACGAGCGCTCGGTCGAGCTTGTCTTCGATCGACTTCAGACGCTCGGTCTGGTTTGCAAGTTGCGCCTCGATGACCGCGATCCGCCGATCGGCCTCCGGTTGGATTTTGATCTGCTCGACGACCTCGAGACGCTTCGCCATGTTCTCGAGGCGCTCCGTCATTTGACCGCCCCAGTACACGAGCGCGATCACGAGGGAAATATCGACCAGGAGAGAACCCGGCGGCACTTTGAGCTTTGATGCGTCAATCATTGAACTATTCCTCGACACTCACAATGGACACCCTCTGGCTGTTGTCGCCAGTACCGAAAGCTGTGGAGCGCGCAGTAATCGCTGCGCGGTAGGTGCGATCCGAGAGGCTTGCGTCGCTGTCGGTATAGGTCGCGGAGCCGCTCATGTTTTGCGTCCAGTACCGCGCGTACACTCCGCCCGGATACGGCTCGCCGTCCGTTTCGTAAGACCAGGTTCCGCTGACGTTGAGCGTCGCGACTTCGGTCTCCGAGCCCGAGCCGATCTTCCGGTAGAGCTTGACTGTCGCCGAGATCGAGCCGCTCGAGCTGCCGGTCGAGGAGCCTTGGAACTCGGTCCAGTTGCCGCTGTAGGCATAGCTGACCGTGACGACCTTCGGGTCTCCGTTGGTGCCGAACGGTCCGATGACGATCTGCGCTGTAGCCGATAGGTCGCTCGTTTCTCCGCGATTCGTGAGGGTGCCCGCCGAGAGTGTTCCGCCGAAATAGGCGGAGCCGTTCGTCTTGAGGTAATAGACCGCGTTCGCTTCGGTGCAGCTCGAGAGGCTTGCGAAGTACGGCCCGTACCATTCGATGAACTGCGAGGAGCTTCCGAACGGCGCGCCGGTGACCTTCATATAGGAGCCGGTCGTCGTGATCGTGCGGCCGTTAGTGACATCGACGCGGAAGCTGTCCGCGGAGTTGCGGATCGTGCCTGCGGTGAGCGTTCCGATGTTTGCCGTGATGCTCGAGAGATTGGAGACGTCGATCTTTCCGGCGGTGACTGCTCCCGCGAAGATCTTGTCTGTCGTGACGGCGCCCGCGTACAGCTTGGCCGTCGTGATCGCCTCGTCGCTGATCTGCGTCGAGATGATCTGCCCGGTGAGATCGTCGGTCGGAACTGCGGTCGTCCAGGCGGAGCCGGTGTAGCGGTACAGTTTCGAGTTCGTCGTAAGGAAAACCATCCGACCGGCGAAAAGGTTCGTCGACGGGAGGGAGCTGACGATCTCGTAGCCGATTTTATTCTTTGAGACCGTAAAGACTGCGCTGTAGGTGACGCCACCGTAGACCGCAGAGAGCGTCAGGGTGCCGACGTCGGCCGATAGTGCCGTGATGCGGTAGTAGCCCTTCGGCTGTCCAGAGACCGGCGAGTTCGTCGCTGTGTTGATCGTGCCGGTGACGCCAGAGCCCGCAGTCGCCGAAAGGGTTGCGGATGCGGTGACGTCTGTCGCGCCCTGGTAAACCTTCAGGATACCGTCGGCGCCAGAGAAGCTCGGGACGGAGCCGTCCGCATAGGCGAGAATCTGGAACGCGCTCTTCGAGATCTGAATGTTGACCGCGTCGGTGCCGTTTGTGCCGTTGGTGCCGTTGGTGCCATTCGCCCCAGGAGCGCCGTCCTGCGCGATCAGCGCCGGAGAGCTCCATTCCGAATTCGCGATCGAGTCGGTGCTCGAGGTTGAGGCCGCGGTCGCCTGGATTGACCATAGATAGCCGCCGCCAGAGGTCGGCACCTCGCGCGTCCATCCGCTCGGCTGTCCGGAAACGGCGCCGGTGGAAAAGGTGTAAGTCGTTGAGCCCACGCTCGAGACACTTGGCGTCGAGCTGCTCGAGGTTCTCTGATAGAGAAAAACGGTAGCGGAGTTGATGCCGTTTGTGCCGTTGACACCGTTAGCACCGTTAGCGCCGTTTTGCGCCAGAAGTACCGGCCCGCCCCATTCGTTCGATGCGATCGTATCAGTCGAGGATGCGGAAACGGCCGACGCGATGATGACGTAGAGCGGGTCGGTGCCGCTCGGTATCGTCTTTGACCATCCGTTCGCAAGCGATGCAGTCGAGATAGTGCCGGTCGTAAAGTCGAACGTCACCGTCCCTGGATTGTCGCCAGGCGCCGATGAGCTGCGCTTGTAGGCATAGACCTGGGCGACGTTGTTTCCGCTTGTGCCATTGATGCCGTTCGTGCCGTTGATGCCGTTCGTGCCCGCGTTGCCCTGGCGCGCCTTCGTGACAGAGAACACCTTGTCGACCGAGTAGCTGCCCGCATACGTCGCTCGGAAGGCGACCGAGCCGGTATCGGCGGACATCGCGCTCACCGAGTACGCGCCGGTCGAGGCGTTGATCGAGGCGGTGACGTTGGTCTGCCCCAGGATCGAGAACGTGCAGGAGCTCGAGACGTCGGTCGTGCCGACGAAGACCTTGAAGTCGCCGACCGCTGTCGCGAACGAGCTGACGACGCCCTCGGAGTTCGCCGGGACGGTGACCGCTTCGTTCGTGAGGTAGCCGATCAGGGTCGGCGGTTTCGCGGCGATCGTCACCGAGCTCGAGGTCGAGTTCGGATACCAGTCCGACCGGACGCGCCCGCTGCGAGTCCTGATCCAGTAGTAGCGCGCGGAGGTGTCGTTCGTAACGTGCTGAAAGTCCGACGCGCGGCCGTCGAAGATCTTTGTCGCGGTGCCGCGATCGTTTGCGGTCGATGCAAATAGCTCGATCGAGTCGTAGGAGGCGGGATCGTTCGGAAGCGTCCAGGCGATGAGCGCGAAGCCATCCTGGGCGCTCGCGGTGAGCGAGCTGATCGCGGGAGGCTTGGCGTCCTGGTCGGCCGTTGCGGTCTCTGGCGCCGGGATGAACTGGATGCGAAGAGCCGATCCTGCGAGCGAGCGTCCGGAGATCACGGCCGGGTCGGGATAGCCCGCCCAGGGGTCTTCGTTGTCGCTGTAGCGGTGCGCGCCTTCGTTGTCGAGGAAGGTCTTCGCAGGAGGAGTCGGGACCGAGCCGGTGCTCGCCAGGAAGCGATTCGTCAGATCCGGCGCGCTGACGTTCGAGCCATCGAGTAGCAAGAGGAACGAACCAGGGCCGCCCGCGCCACCTGGGCCCGGATAGTATTGATTCCCGCCGCCGGTCGTATGCTTTGGAGTCTCGCTCGAGCTGTTGCCATCGAGGCGAATCGTCGCGGAGACGCCCGTCGTGAAGCCGCGCGAGATCGTGAGGAGCCCTGCTCCGCCTGCTGCACCCGAGCCACCGTTCGCGCGCTTGTCGGCCTTGCCGCCCGAGGTGATCTTGCCGCCAGGACCGCCGCCGGTGCCGCGCAAGTCGGTCGGGAGGCCGGTGATCGAGTTCCCGCTGACAGCGATCTCGAGGTACGGGAAGCTCGCGTGTTTGCCCTGGGTAACCGGGACAGGCGTCGTGACGAGGCGCGCGTTGCCGTCGCTGTAGTCCTGTTGCGCGTCAATGCCATCCCATCCGCGCGAGTTGCCGACCCATCCGGGGTTCCCGTAGATGATCGCCTTCGGGTCGTTGTTGTCGGCGACGCCTGCCAGGCCTCCGCCGGTGCCGTTGATCACTCCGTTGATCGTGAGGTAGCCCTTCACGCGGAGCTGTACGTTGCCGGAGATGTTGAGCGTCGTTCCCTGCGGGATCGTGAGGTCGCCGTTGTGATACCAGATCGAGCCCGAGGCCGTGATGTCCGAGCCGCCTGCGAGCGTATAGGTGCCGGTCGCCATCACGCCCGCGGTGATCGTTGCGACGCTCGAGAGCGCCGTTCCGGTTGCGGTGTAGAAGGCGTCCGGGAGCGCGGTCGTCGCTGTCGTCGGCGAGAGCGCGGAGGCCGGGGACGTCGAGCCGAAGAGCTCGAGGTTGACCTGTCCGGTGCGGTGGTTGACGGAGATATTCTGGATCTCGAACGCGCGGTCAATGCTCGAGCCGGTGCCCGCGTAGTCGCGGACGCTCGCGTATTTGACGCGAACGACATCGCCGACCTCGAGCTTGTTCAAAGAATGGACGACGGTGACGGACATCCGCTCCGGCGGTGAGGCGTAGCGATCGCGCAGGGAATCGACGAGCTGAAAGAGGAGCGAGTCGGTCGCGCGTCCGCCGTAGAGTCCCTTGAACTTCAGATCGAGAGGGTCCGCGCGGCCGTGAATAGCGACGGATGTCGCGTCGATCAGCGAGGTCGTGCGGGAGTAGTCGGAGCCGGTCCAGTTCCAGGAAATCCGGAAGACGTTGTGGACATCTTCCATGTCGTGCGTGAGTTCGCCGATCTGGATCGAGTTCGACTCGTCGAGCGTTGCGACGGTTGCCGAGTCCGAGAGAACGCGCGCGGCTCGCTTGAGACCGAGAGCGCCGTCGGCGTAAACCGGCATAAACATACCGAGGAGACGACAGATCTCCTCCTCGAGGAACTTCTTCCCGTCGGTTTTTTTGATGCCCTCGAATCGGATGACGACGCCACCGTTCGCACCGTCCCACATATCGGAGCCGATGCCCGTGAAGTCGGCGAGACGGATCAAAGAGGAACTGATCCCGAGGTGCCAGGTTGACGGGAGGGAGGCGGAATCGCCGTAGAGAGTGCCGGTGAGGATGGCATAGGCGAGCTTGACGGCCGGGAGCTCGAGATAAACGTGCTCCGTCACCTTTTCGCGACGCGCGGCCGGTGTTGCAGCGTCGACGTCATACTTGCTCGCGATCGTTCCTAGGACGCCACGAGTGCATCCGGTGAAGGTTGTCGCGGTCTTGCCGGTGTAGCGGATGACCTCGTCGCGGATCTTGATGTAGCCGACGGTCGAGTTCGCGGCGTCCGAGTAGCTCGAGCCGTGATAGACGGTCGAGAAGCCGCTCGTCGAGGTGACGTAGACGGTCGTGTCCGTCGCGCTCAAAGACTGCGCGAGGTTTGTCTCGGCGAGATCAAAGATGTCCTTCTTCGCGGAGCGTTGAACGTCCGCGCAGGAGATCGAGTAGCGCCCGCGGTCGTAGGTCGCCTGCGTGACTTGTTGCGTCCCGACCATGACGAAGTCGGAGAACGCGAGCCCGGCGTAGCCCAGGTAAAAGCGAACCTGGCGCTGACGAAGTCCGACGTCGTCGTTCAGTCGTTCGCGGATCTCGGTCGTGAAGTCGGCGCCGACATCGACGACGGAGAACGAGGCGGAGCCGATCTCGCTGCGCCCTTCGATCGGGTTCAATCGTTGCGAGACGATCGACGGCTCCTGGAGCGCGCCATCGAGGACCGTCCCAGGGATGCCCGCGATCCCGGTGTGCGAGGTGATGTAGATCGAGTCGACCGGATATTCGATTTTAACGACGAACCTCGGCTCCTTGACCGAGGAAGTATTGAGAACGTCGAAGACTTCGCCGTCGGTACGCATCAGGCCTCCTCGAGATCAAAGGTGACGCGCATCGCATCCTCGCTCGGCGAGCTGCCGGTTCCGTCCAGGCGCTCGAGCGTGTAGGTCGGTTGAACTCGGCGCGCGGTGTAGGCCGTTCCCAGGGACGCGACGGTTCCGTAAGGCGAGAACGTGAAGCTCTCCTGGGCCTCGCATGAGTGCAGGAACTCGAGGAGCGCAGAGAGCTCGCTCGAGCCCGCTACCAGGACGGACACCGACCAGGTCGTCTTCCCGTAGAAGTAGAGCGTCTCCGTCTTGTCGGACAGCGTCCGCTGCACCTCGGAGCCGACCTTGCGGCCGATCGTGAGACCGGCCTCGACGACGCGGAGGTTCAGCGAATACTGCGAGCCGGACGTATGCCCGGCGATGACGGAACGCTTTGCGGTGTAGACGACTGCTGTCATGCGGCCCCCGAGATCATTCCGGCTTGTCGGCTGTTGCCGTTGATGAAGACGACGTCGCGGTCATTGATCGCCTCGGAGAGCTGACCGATTAACCAGTCGGCGGTCTCGCGGCTCGAGAAGACGCTTCCCTGGATGACGACCTGGGCGATCTTTGCCTGCGGCTCCTGCGCCTGCTGCGCGTTGCCTGCGGGAGCGGCTCGATTCGAGAGACTGTTCGAGCCTCCGGAGAGACCGCTCTGCGTGACGCTTGCAGCGCCGCCAGGGTTTGTCGCTTTGATCTTTGCGATCTGGATTGCGCCCGCGACGGCGACCTTCGCTGCTGCGGCGAGGTTGGCCGGGAACGGTAGAGTCAGCGCGCGAGTGACGCCCTCGGCGGTGTTGATGACAGCGTTCGCGATCGCGAATGCCTGTTGAACTTTGAAGAGCGTCGAATTCTGCGCGGCGAGTGTCGTGAAGAGCTCACCGGCGAGCGAGATCATCGACTGATTTTTGATCTGCTCGAAGTCGAGGAGCTGTAAACCGAACGCTTGCGCGACATCCATGCGGAAGAACTCGAGGTCGCTCGCGACTTGGATGCGCTGCGCCGCGGCCGACATATCCATCGAGATCAGATTGTCGAGGTGCTGCCTTTGCAGCATTTCGACCATCTGTTGATGCGACATCTGAAGCTGTAGCTCTTGCTCGAAGGCGGTCGCGGCCTTCTCGCGCTTCTGCTGCGGTGAGAGCTCCGGCTTTTTTGAAAAGTCCGGGATCTTCGGCTCCGGGATGTCGATCGGGATGTCGACCATCACCGGCTCGAACTGCGACTTTGTCTTGAGGAGGTCGATCTCGCGGCCGACGTTCGCGATCGCCTGCTCGAGCGCGCGCGGCCCCATGATCACTTTTCCGTTTTCGACGTAGCCCAGGTTCAAAAAGAACGGAAGCATCGAGTCGCGAGATTCGCGCAGGATCTCGAGCTTGCGCTCGAGTCGCTCGAGCTCACCGCCTCCGCCGACCAGGATGCGGAGCGAGCTGATCCAGGAGTTCGTCGCCTGGAGCACCGGACCGAGAACGACCGAGGCGAGCGCTGCGAGCTCGATCGCGGTGTTCTTTCCGGCGGTCTTCAGAATGTCGAGCTGATCTCCCAGGGTGTCGACCTTTGCGATCGCCTCCTCGGAGACCGGCCCGCCGATCGAGGAGAGCTGCGCGTTGATCTCCTCGGCGTTCGTCCCGATCGCGACCAGGGTCGGCACGAGCTCGGCGCCCGACTTGCCGAACAGATCCATCGCGGCAGTCGTGCGAGCGGCCGGGTCTTCGATCGAGGCAATGGCGACAGCGACGGCCTCGAACTGTTTGTCCGGCGACATCGCGAGGATCTGGTTCGCGGATAGACCGAGACGATCGAGCGCTTCCTTCGCCTGCTTCGAGCCCTCGCCCGCCTCGATCAGCGCCTTCTGCATACGGCCGACAGCGCCGGAGACATTCTCGAGCGAGCCGCCCGAAAGTCCGGCGGCGAACTGGAGCCGCTGTAGCGCGTCGATCGAGATCCCGGTCTTGACGGCGGTATCGTTCAGAGCGCTCGCGGCCTGTAGCGCCTGGTTGATCAGCGCACCGAACGAGATACCCGCCGCGATGCCGCCGAGGAGCTTGAAATTGCCCGTCAGTTGGGAGAGGACGCTGTCCGTCCCTTTGACGTCCTTCTTTACTCGCTCGAGCTCCGCGCGCATTTGCGCGGAGTCCGCCGCCATTTTGACGACTAGGGTTCCTATGTCAGCCATGCTTCACCATTGCTTGCAGAATCGCTCGCTGTTCGGCGACCGATTGCGACTTCGGAGTCGCGTCTTTTTTCGGGATGAAGTCGTCCGGGGTCCAGGCCTTGCCGCCCTTCTTCGGCCCTGCGGCGTTCGCCGTCGTGGATGCGAGCATTCCCATGCGCCACATATCGACGTCGTATCCGAAAGGCTCGAGCCCGTAGAACGCGATCCAGTAGGTGAACTCCACGGAGCTCATTCGCTCCTGGAGCTCACCCACCGTCGCGCCGAGTTGCGCTGCGAGGCGGAACCACATCTGTAGTTCCGGCTCGCCCGCTATTTTTTTTCAGCGTCTCCGACCGCGTTGTCGGTGAGGAGCGACGCCTCGAGGATCGCCTTCGACAGTTGCGAGAGGACCGCGCCGTCGAGCTTCGCGACCTCGAGCGGATCGTCGAATAGACGAACGCCCTCGGCATCGCAGAGACCGAGCGAGACGACCTTGTAGTCTGCGAGCGGCTCGCCCCCTTTGGAGGCCTCCGACGCCCATTGCTGCAAGGTCACGCGCTCGCCGCCCGAGAGCCCGCGGATGTAGAGCTTCACGCCCTGCACCTCGAGCTCACGGACGGAGGCCTTCGAGAACGCGCTGCTGATCGTTGCCTTTAGCAGCTCGCGACTCATTACGGGGTCACCGTCGGAGCGGCCGTGATCTCGATCGTCACGTTGGCGACGATCTCGGCACCTTCGGCGGTGAGAGCGTCGATCTCGAACTTCGTGACGTAGCCTGCGAACTGCACCTGATAGGCGCTCGCGTCCGGCAGGATGATCTGATAGTTCGAGGAGGTGCCCGCGATCAGCTTCGTCCGCATCGCTTCGTGCGCGTTGTCGGAAGGATCGAACAGGAGCTTCAGCTCCACATTCTGCGGATCTTGCGAGCCGACCATGCGGGTCGGATAGGTCGAGCCCATCGTGTAGGTGTCGACGATCTTGCGAGCGTAGCCGCTCCACTTGATCTCCTGCACCTGGGCGACGGTCGAGAAGGTCTCCGGCGAAGACCCGTTGCCGACCTTGAACAGAGTGCCGGTCGAAATGTTTGCAGGCATTGTCTTAACTCCAAAAAAAAGACCGCTCGAGGCGGTCGTTGTTGAAAGAAAAAAAAGGCGCCCGAAGGCGCCTAGAGGTCTGCGGTAGCTAACCCGTTACCGATAAACAAACTCGAAATCTTGCTGCACGATTCGCATCGTTCGATCGCCGAGCGCGTCGGCTTGCTCTTGCTGTTGCGAGAGGCGCGACATCAGGACCGTCACTCCACTCTGCGTTCCGGACCATCCATCGAGACCGACGCGAATCGCTTCGACGACTGGCGCGACCTGGGACATCGTCTCGCCGACTGTCTCGATGCGTAGCACCGCGCGATGTAGGAGCGGGTTGTTTCCCAGGGTGCGAGCCATGCCCTGTCCGCTGGTGCGGCTGACAGCGACCGCCGGGAGCGTCGGCTCCTGGACAATGATCTCGCGGTAGACGCGAGACCCGGCGCCGGTGTTCAGCGCGGAGATCTTCGCGATGATTGCGTTCTCGATACTCACGGATCGACGAGCCCCTCTGTTTCGGCTGCGCGAGCGCGCAGTCTTTTCTCGATGCGGGTGATGCCCTGGCGCAAGATGCGCTGAAACTCTGGAAGGATGCCGCTGCGGGTTGCGTCCCAGGCGGGACCGAACCAGGGTTTCGCGTTGACGCGACGCCCGCTCGGACCGCGGACGCGGTGACCGAACTCGGCGAGGTGTCCGTAAAAGATCCCGCGACGCTTGCGGCTGTAGTAGACGTTGTGCAGAGCTACAGCTCGGCGGTCCTTTTTCTTTGGTCCGACCTGGACGGCGACGGTCTCGCTGCCCTTTGGTCGCACCGTCACGATTCGCACCGACTCGGCGAGAGCTCCGGATCGCGCGAAGCTCTCCGCGTTCGCGGTAGCCTGGCGCTCGAGCTTGATCAGCGAGCGACGAGTTGCTCGAGTAAGGAGCCGCTTCGCTGCCAGAGCGTCGAGCTCGAGAAGTCGCGCCTCGAGCTCCTTCAGTCCCTCGACTTTGATGTCGGTGACGATCGGCACTAGACGAACCTCTCGACGCAGAGGAGCTGAAGCTCGCGGTTCCGCTCGTCGCGATTGATGACCGATTGGATGTCGAAATAGCGAGAGCCGAACTTGACGCGATCCTTTGGAGTCAGCGTCACGCCCGAGATCGGACGGATGACGATCCGCGTCGACACCTCGCTTTGCATCTGCGCGGCTGCAAAGTATTCGCGGCCGTTGAGCGGTTCGACGGACGCCCACACCGTACCGAGCGACGCCCAGGTCGGCGTCTGGTCTCCGTACTGGTCGATCGCGTCGGTCGCCCGCTGAACGGTGACCCGATGTCGAAGACGCCCGGCCTGCATCAAAACACCTTGAACGGCGACAGGAGTGCGGTGAACCCGAGCGGGAACTCGGTGACGATCGTCCCGGTGAGAGTCGCTTCGCGGTTCTCGTAGAGGTGCGCGATCATCAGTTTGATCGCCGCCTTGATCGCAGGAGGAACGTCGGTCGGCGCGCCGTAGCCCGCGACGTAGCGGATGCGGACGTCGTTGATGTAGCCGCGCGAGCTCGGCCAGGTCTCGTTATAGGCTTGGAAGATCTTCCCCGGCTGCGCGAACGGGCCCGCGTCGTTGACGACCTGGTAGGTGTTCGCCGGTAACGTTTGCGTGTTGCCCTGAATGTCGATGTAGGTGATCGAGGTCACGCTCACGAGCGGCGCCTTCGGGAGCTGAAAGTAGAGCGGGAACTGGTCGACCTTGAGCTCCCAGGTCGTATTCACGAACGAGCGCCCGGTGTAGGCCTCGGCGTATTCGCGCGCGGCCTTCGAGAGCGCGAAGAGGATCTCGTCGTCCTGGTTGCCGTCGATGCGGCAATGCGAGCGCGCCTCTTCGACCGTTACCGGCTCACCCGCCGGAGCCGTGATCAGGGTGTGGTTCATAGCTGTCGCACCTGTACCAGGACCGAGCGGTCCTCGATGCGTCCGCCCGGAGTCGTGACGCGGTTCGTGATGAGATAGTCAGCTCCGGCCACTCCGCCGGAGAGGAACGCGCGCGTCACGTTCGACGTCACGCCTTCAGAGACGATCGTCAGCGCCGCGGGAACTTCCCAGGCGGAGGTCGTGACCGTGTCCCCGTTTAACCAGGGATTCCAGTCGACCTCGAAGTCGATCGTCGAATTCGGGTCTTTCGTGAATGCCGCGATGATCGTCATGCAGCGATTCTCCTGTTGTTGCGTGAGACCTTGATCGCGCGGTTGTCCGCCTCGACCTCGATCGAACTGTCAGCGCTGACCGTGAGCGTCGAGCGCTGCGGAATAACTTCGCGGCGATCCTGGAACGGAACCTTCAGCTCTCGAGAGTCCGGCGTGAAGGTGCGATTCCGTATCCTTCCGGATACAGTCGCATCGCCCTGCGCGTCGCCATCGACGACACCGAACCCGCGCGCCTGTCCGCTGATCTCGGCGCTGCCGTAGACCAGACCCAGGATCGGCCCGCGTCCGTAGATCGTGACGATCGAGCTCGCCTCGCCCGCCGCGTCGCCGACCTGGCGACCGTAGGCCAGGATTGACGCGGTCGCGCTCGAGGTGCCGCTCTCGTTGCCGTCGACCGCGCCGCGCCCATAGGCCGGGACATTCGCGACGGTGCTCTCGCCCGAGATCGCGCCCTGGACAATCGAGCGACCGTCGATCGAGGCTGCGACCGTGGCGTCGCCTGCGATCGAGCCGGAGCCCATCGCGAAGGCGCGCGCCTCGGCGGTTGCCGTCGCCTCCCCTGCGATCGAGCCGTTCGTCCGGCCGAATGCCAGGATGACCGCGCTCGAGCTCGAGGAGCCGATCGCCGCGCCAGGTGCGGAGATCTTCCGCTGCCCGGAGCCCTCGACCGTTGCCAGGCCTTCGGCGGAGCCGTTGCCGTGGGCGGTCGCCCGGATCTCGGCGGACACCGAGCTCGAGGAGCTCGAGGAGCCCTCGACCGTAGCGGTCGCCAGGATGTCGCCGGTAGCCGCCGCAGAGCCCGCAGAGGCGGCGTCCGCCCGACCATAGGCCAGGACATCCCCCGCGATCGTGCTCGCGCCCTGCGCCGCCCCATTTGCGGGGAAGACGCCCTGGATCGCTCCGTCGACCGTCGAGGTGCCGGACGTTTCGCCGCGGCTCGAGTACCTTGCGGTCCCCGAGGCCGTCGCTGTTGCCGAACCTTCGGCGGAGCCGGAGGCGTTGCCGGTTGCGAACGCATCGCCCGAGACGGACGAGCTGCCCGCGATCGAAGCGTCGAGTCCGGTGCGCGCCTGGACGTCGGCCGCGACCGTTGCCGTACCCGCCGCCGCGCCCGCTCCCTCGAGGAGCCCGGAGCCGTCGGCGGTTGCCGTCGAGCTCGAGCTCGAGGAGGCGGAGATCTGTCCCGACGCGAAGACCGCGCCGTTGACAGTTGCAGATCCCGACGAGCTGCCGCTCGCCGAGCCTGCTGCGATAACTGAACCAGAGACCGCCCCGGTCCCGGCTGCGGAGCCAGTCGCCGGAGCGATTGCTCGAGAGGTTGCCGACGTCGTCGACGAACCCGTGGAGCTTGCGATCGGACGACCGATCGCGTCGATGTCACCTTCGACCGTTGCCGAGCCGACACTCGCACCAGGCGAGGCGATCTTCGGAACGAGCGCGCCGGTGACGGTCGCGGACCCTGCGGCTGTGCCGTACAGCGTATCGCCGACGGCATAGCCGAAGAGCCAGTAGTCGCTCTGGACGTATAGGCCGCTCATCTAACCTCCGAGCCGGTCTCGAAGTCGGACGCGGCCTGATTCATCACGGAGCCTGTTCAGCTCCTTCCACCTTCTGCGCGAGCTGCGGCTGCGCCTGGCGTTGCAGTTTGTCGATCAGTCCGGCGACGACCTCGAAGGGTTGCTTCGCGAGCGATGCCAGGACGACGTTTGCCTCTTCGGCGGTAAGTTCAAACTTCAGATTCACAAGAGCTCCTCGTCGTTGTTAAAGCTGCACCATGCAATTCACAGCGAGCGACTCGACTCCGGCGTTGTGTGGCGTTCCCTTTGGGATTGGCTCGTTCTCGAGCCAGTTCAGATTCCCGTGAACTACCACTCCTCCGGCATTCGCCGCGGAGACTGCTGTGTTGAATTGCTCGACCGCTGACATAACCGCGGCTGCGAGCTCGTTGCGTTGTTCTAGTGTGTTCATCTGCACCTCTTCAAAATTACGGCGCTGTACCGACCTCGAGCTCGACCGTCCAGTATTTCGTCACACCGTTCGCTGTGACGCTGACCGACCAGTAGGTGAGTCGATAAACAGCCGTACTACGCGACAAGCTGAAAGTAATCGAGCTCGCCGATCCGCCGTTTGCGACGCTCGCGCTTCCGGCGCTGCCGTTTCGCGTCCAGTTCCAGGTAACCGCAGAGCTCGCCGTGATCGTCGCCGATGTGTTTGACGAGCCGTAGTTGTAGATCCCGGTCGGATTGCCCGAGTTGGTGCTCCCGTCCGGACTAAACGTCAGCGACGATTTGCCGCGGAGGTTGTCCATTGTGATGATCGTTCCGCTGCCGCCGACACCCGCAAGGGTTCGGACCGCGGCGTCGTTCATGCTAATCGTCGCCGTCGACGATAGTCCGAGCTCGATGTTGACGTCCGACAGCGAGATCGTGCCGGTAGGTGTAGGCATTAGGCCGCGGCGTTAGCCGGTGCTGCGGGAGCTTCCGGCTCCGGCGCCCAGGGAAGAGGCTTCTGCTCGAGCGCGGCCTTCTCGACTTCCTTCGCGACGACGTAGGCGATGTGCGCCTGGTACGGAGCGAGCTGATCCTCCTGCGACCACACCCAGGCCTCGACCTCCGCCGCGGTGAGCTGCGAGAAGTCGACGAAATTCTCGGGAGCCGGATCGCCGACGTTGACCGAGAACGGAAGCTCGAAGCTGCACCCGCTATCGGTGCCCTTCATTGTGACGTCGACTTCTTTGACGACGTTCTGCAATTCGCCGACGTTGTGAACTCGGACCGCGTTGATCTTCAGCGTGTACTCGATAGCCATGACAAATGTCTCCTAGTGAATCCGAGCCTCGAGCTCGGCGACTTTGTTCTGTAGTGCGACGACCTTCTTCGCGAGCTCGATCGCCGACACCATCGCGGCGTTGCCGTAAGCGACCGAGAGGTCGCCATCGTGCGACTCGATGACCGCCTCGGGTAACACCTCGCGGAGCGACTGCGCCGAGACGCCCGCCTGGGTGATCTCGACATCGGTGCGGTCGTATATGCCGCTCTTCACGTTGGCGAGATTGACGAGGAAGCCATCGTCTAGCTTTCGCCAGTTGGCCTTTACTCGTTCGTCAGAGTAAGCGGTGACGTTGCCGTTAAACACCGCGGTTCCGCTGTTGTTGATCGACGCAACATTGCCAGAATCTACGTTTCGGAATATCCACCCACGGCCCGCGGTGCTATTCATTGTGAAGTACGTCGCCCAATCGGCGGTTACAGATCCATGTGTGCCGAAATTAGATGTCTGTGCAAAAAAGATTCCGTAGGTTGGCTGATATGACGAGCCGCTATAAAGATTGATTCCATATCCGGCGGCGGATGCGTTGTTTACCGTGATACCCGTATTTGCGGTGAGCGACGTCGTGAAAACTGTATTTCCGGTGACCGTCCCGCCAGAGAGCGGGAGCGCGTAGCTGCTGTAGTTGCTTGAGTTGAGGAAGCGCACCCAGCTCAACCATGTGCCGTCGTACCGCCCTCGCATATACAGCTCGTTGCCAGGCGAGCCGTAGGCGATTGCAAGCTGCGTAACGTTCCCGGCTCCCGAGATGCCCGAGTATTCAAAATTAACCGGATGAAAATATAGTGACGCGCCGGGGCCGTTGCTATGCGTTCCGTAGAGCAGCGTGTATCCGGTGCCTGGTCTAGTGTTGGAAACGTGGTTCCAGTCGGCGGTGCCGCCAGTCTCGACCGTTGAGAAGAGCCACTTCGCAAATGCTGTCGAGGCGGGCACAGTTGTTGCGCTCGACTTATCTGCGGTTGTAGCCGATCCCGCGTTGCCGGTTATGTTGATGCCCCACGTTCCGCTCGCGCCGCTGCCGGTGAGCGATGGCGAATAGCTCGTGTAGTTACCGGCGTGTAGAACTTGGTTTCCGCTTTGCTGCAAGGCAACCGAGAAATTTGCCGAGCTTGTGGTAAGCGTGAAACGAGTAACATCACCAGTCGCGTCGTATATTGAAATACCGCCACTAGCGCTTGAAAAGAGCGTCCACTTCCTGCCGGAGCCGCCTGTCGCGTGTAAATACAACGCGGCGGCATTGCTGTTTGCAATGTAAAGCGTTCGCTCTGTTCCCGAGATGCTGTTAAACCCGGTAAAGCCGGAGCCGATACCGACATCGCCAGTTATCGTGCCACCGCTTAAGGGTAGCGCGTAGCTTGTGTAGTTTCCGCTGTGTAGCATTCGCCATCGAGACGAACCTACCGACCAACCAGTCCAGACTAAATCGTTCTCTGCGCCGCCAAGGCCGAAATATCCCGCGTAGTCATTAGAGATGTGGAACGTCATCATCGCATCGCCTGCCGATGCGTTGAAAACTGTCAGGCCGATATTTCCCGAAGCGCCGTTGTATGTTTGCCCGCTTGGCGTGTTGAATACTTTGGTTCCCGAAATATCGGAGCTGCCAGACGTATAAACGCCATTGGAAACGGTTGCGGCGTTCCCGGTGATGTTGATACCCCAGGTGCCTGACGCGCCGCTCCCTGTGAGCGTCGGCGCGTATGTGGTGAAATTTTCGCTGTGCAGCGATTGCCGAATTACCGAGGAGATATTTACCTGCTTCGCGGTTGTCGGCTTTGCTTCGTTCGTAATGCTCGTGACGCGGTTTGTCTCGTCGCCGTAGGCCGCGTATACCTTGACGGTGAAGCCGTTCCAATAGGATTGATACGGCCACCAGAAACAAAGATTGCCGCCGTTATTTATCGCGACGAGGCCGGAGATGTTTGATCCGTTCGATATGCCGCCATGATTGATGATCGTGTCGTTGTAGATGTATCCCTGCACCTGGATGTCCCAGGGGATAAGCTGCCCGTAACTGTTGCCGGTAATTTCCAAGACGAACGGATCGCCGTTAGTCGCGGCATAGTTGATATTAGTCGTCACGAGCGTTCCGTTAGGAAAGTCTCTCATCGACTGAATAGGATCAGTTGATGCCGAGGCGGCGTTGCCCGTGATGTTGATCGCCCATGTCCCGGTCGCGTTTGCGCCAGTCAAAGATGGCGCATAGCTGTTGTAGTTGCCCGCGTGGATGGCGACATTTCCGCCCTTAATGTAAACCTCGCTCGTACCTCTTACGCCTAGGTATAAAGCTCCGGTAACACCGAGAGCGCCTGCGTTTATTTCATTTCCGTAGAAGGAAACACCGCCGCTGTAGTTGGCTTGGAGTCCACCGTTTGCGCCCGAGAAGTACGTCGTGCCGCTTAACGTGCCGCCGCTCAATGGGAGCGCGTAGCTGCTGTAGTTAGCGCTATCAAGTAATGCGCGCCACGAAGACCAACTGCTGTTATATGCGCGAGCGTAGCTCTGGCCGGTCTGAAAATGGGTTGCAAACTGCCCAACTACATTTGACTCGTTGCCGTAAGTTAAGACCGCGTAGTAAGTATCGGTTGGGTTGTTCGCGTTAGGCTCTAACCGATACGCGCTGCTTGTGAATAGGGAGTTCGGATTTGAGATTCCCGTCGTGCTGCGGAGCATGAACCCGGAAAAAGACGAGGTGATATACCCGCTCGGATTCGTCGCGTTGTACGGCGTAAACCCGAGCGCAGTGGTGACGTTGCTCGAAGTGATCTCGCCGCGGATCGTCGCGGAGCTTTTGTTCTCGACGTTGCCGAGGCCGACGTCGCTCGAGGTGAGCGTGACGGCGCCGGTGCGACCGGCGACGGAGGTGACCGCGTCGGTGAAGGACATCACGCCCGTCGAGCTGTTGTAGCTCAACGAACCCGAGGCGGAGATAGAGGCGCGAGCTCGAGCCTGGGTGAAGTAGAGATTCGTCGATCCTTCGGCGAGCGAGTCGGTCGAACCCGGCGAGGCGCTGATCTCGATATAGCTCGAGCCCGCCCATCGGTAGGTTTTATTCGTGTCGACCGTGACGTAGATCTTGCCCGTCTCGCCCGTACCAGGGAGCGACGCAAAGTTCGCGACCTCGACAACATCGTCCACATAGGACGGAAGCTGCGCGGACGGAACCTTCCCGGCGGCATCGAGCGAGGCGTAGCCATTGGCGATGCCCTTGTTCGATGCGACCTCCTTCTGCCCGAGCTCCGTATTGAGCCCGGTGAAGTTGTCGTCGACTTCCTGGTGAGTAAGAGCGGAGCCCTTACCGGCGCGAGTCGTGATCGTTGCCACGTTCGATTATTCCTCGGAGATCGTCAGGGTGCTCGAGGCGAATTCCGGGATGATCAAGTTCGACACAGCGAGCGACGCGGTGAGCTCGCCCTTGTAGAGGATCTTCCCTGCGCCGCTCGAGGCGGTGCCGACCGCGAAATGGGAGATCGTGTTCGAGCCCCCGGTGCATTGCGGGAAGGTGATCGCGGAGGCGTTCGTGACGGAGTTGTTCGTCACGGTCCATCCGCTAGAGGTGCGCGCGACGGCGACGCGAGCGTAGCCGGTGTAGCTCGCCTCGCTCGTCGTCTGATCGCCTGCTTCGCCAGGATCGGCGGTGTGCAGCGAGACGTAGAGGTTCGTGTTCGGCGAGCTCGCCGCGTTGTCTGCCAGGTTAGCGATCGCCGTACCCTGGAAGAACAGTTTCATCAGGTCATTTTCGAATGTGTTGCCCTTTGACATTTTTCAGTCTCCTAGACTGTCCAGTTGACATCCCGCGGCCTCGGGACACCGTGAAAACAAACGACGCGCTCTTCGCCAGGCCATCGAGCGCCAAACTTTCGCGAGACGATCTGTCTCGGGAATAACTCCTGGAGGCGGTCCGGCTCGAGGCCGACCGTCTCCGAGATCCAGGCCTGGTCGCCCCATCGGGTCGGCTCCAGGTAATCCGCAGCGCGCTCCTCGCTGAACTCGAGCGCGATGTGTGAGAAGTCTCCGCACCAGGCCATCACGCCCGACGCGCAGCTCGACGGCCGACCGAAGTCGGAGAGCATCGAGAACTTGTGCGGGTAGTCCGCGATGTCGTCGATCGAGCCGACGATCACCGTGTCGAGGTCGAAGTACAGCGTCGGCCCGGTGAACCACTCGAAAAGCTCGAGCTTGGACCACCATCCCGACCAGGACCGCAGAATCGGAACCCGCTCGCAGGGAACCTCGACGTCCGCGAGACACACGAATCGGTGCGGAAGCGAGAGATGCTTTGCCACACCATCGCGCAGGCGCTCGACGTAGTCGACACCGTAGTCGCCGCCGCTCTTGAGCACACAGGCGACCGTCAGAGCACCGCGCGCAGCTCGACTCTCGGATAACACTCGAGCGCCGTGTCGCGCGTCGCGTTCAAGATCTCGAGGTTCGGATGTCGTTGCGAGGCCTCGTTGAAGGCCGACGCGAAGAGCTGATAAGGCGACGCTTTGTTCAGCGCGCCCGGATGATCCCCGAACCAATGTCTCTTCGCTCCCATCTTCATATCGAAACCGAGGAGAACGATCGGCGAACAGTTCGCCAGGACGGCAAGGTTCACCGCCTGGAATCCCGAGTTGTCGCCGCGATGTATTCGGCCAGGCTCGAGCGAGAAGCCCTGCCGGTCGACGCTGTCGATGTAGTGCAGTCGCCACCGCCTTGCGGCTCCGGCGTCCTGCGTTACTCGTAAACCTTTGAAGCTCGGCGCGCCCTGGTGGAGATCCCACCATTCCGGGTCCGCGGCATAGAGCACATCGGCCCAGGGTGCGAGCTTGTAGTTGTCGTTGACGACGATCACCGCCGCGCGTTCGCGACAGTAGTCGACGTCCTCTGCGGTAAGACTAGGCCCGCTCGCGACGACGACGCATGGGCGCCGATACAGTCTCGCGAAAGGGTTCCGGCGCACCGCCTAGCGCCTGGTTTTCTTTGGGACCGGGAGCTCCGTCTCGAGCTGCCCATCCGTTGATCACCGCCACCTCGGCGAGCTCGCCCTCGAGCTCGTCGCCGACGTTGAAGGATCGAACCTGGTGTTCCCCGTCAGGGACACCGCGGAAGGGAATCTTGCAAATTGCTTTCATTCAAAGAAACGGAGCGGGAGGTTGCCCTCCCGCCCCGCTCTCCTGGTCTTTAGTCAGATCAGGTCGTGGCGCACTTGATGACCTTGACCGCCTGGTTGTCGGCGAGCTTGCCACCGACGCGCTTGCGGAAGATCCACTTTACCTGGCCCGGAGTTGTAACTTCGTCGAGCGTCACACGAAGGCCGACGAGGTCGACGATCGTGTAGGCCGCGCGGAAGTCACCGAAGGCGATCGGGAAGGCGTTCGCACCGATGTCCGCCATGTCCTCGTTCTCGACCACAGCGTAGCCGAGGAGGCTTGACGGCATTCCGGCGGCGATGCCCGGCTGCCACAGGTAGTTCGCGTCCGAGTCCTTGAACTTGCGAACGACGGCGAGCGTCGCCTTGTTCATCATCCATCGAGCGTTCGCGCGGTAGCCCGCCTTCAGCTTATGGACGAGGTCGACGAGCTTGTCGGCCGGGTAGGCCACAGGCGACGTCAGCGACAGAGCCGGGAAGCCCGCAGCAGCGCCGGTCGGGACGTACTGCACCGAGCCGAACGCCAGGGAGGCGTCGTCGCTCGAGCTCTTCGTCGCGGCCATGATGCCGGTCGGCTTGTTGCTGCCGTTGCCAGTCGTGAAGGCGACGCCCTCTGCCGCGGCGAAAGCCACCGAGACCGAGTTCGTCAACCAGGCGCCGACGTCGAAGAACATATCGTTCAGCGACTCTTCCGAGGCCTTCGGGTAGGCGTAGAGGGTGCCGAACGTCGGAGCCACTTCGCCGAGCTGCGGCGTGTTGCTCTCCGAGCGCGTACCGTTCTCACCCGCCCAGGCGGTGCCGGTGCCGAGCGTGTCGACCAGGATCTTGTAATCCGGGCTCGACGCGGTCACCACGTTCGCGACCTGGCGCATCGGCGAAATGTTGGTGAGCTGCGTGATGATGGCGCGCGAGAGCTCCTCGGGGACAGCGTAGCCGCCCGCCGCCGAGCCGCCGGTGCCGGTCGTGTAGACGGCCTTGCGCTCGGCATCCTGGAGAGCCGCGATCGCCTTCTGGTCGCGCGGGCTGCGGATGTAGTTCACGAAGGCCGACTTGTGTTCGTCGTTCTTCGGAGCGTCGCCTGCGCCCGCGATCGTGATGCGGCCGAGCTTGACGTTCACTTCCTCGAGCGACTTCTGCACCTTGGCGAACTCTGCGTCAGCCTTGGCCTCGAACTCCTTGCGCTCGCTGTCCGAACGCTTCTCGAACACCTCGCGAGCCGAACGCTCGTCGGTGACTACTTTCGCGAGCGCATCGACGGCGCTCTTCACTTCGATAGACATTTTGGTTTACCTCAAAGAATGATGACTAGATGGTTCCGCTCACTTTGCGGTGAGCTCCTCGACCGTTCGCTTGATGTGATCGGCGAGGTCGTTCTCTGCTGTGTCCTCGATCTCTGCGTCACACAGAGCCGAGTCACCGAAGCCATGCGCGGTTATCTGCTTGGCTTCTTTGCGAGAGAATCCGGCGTCACGCAGGAACCTCTCGAAATCTTTGGGCGAGCTAATGTCGCTCGCTTTGACGCCCGTTATCCGGGCCTCGGAATTAGCCGGGAATGTCACCGGCGACACTTCCCATAGCTGAACGTCGGTAAGGATTCGCGAGTCTTGCTCGCGGTCGACCTGGTATGAGCGCGTCGTGTATCCGATCGAGAGCCCGGTCAGAGCGCCGAGCTTGATCAGCTCGCGCGCCTCGTTGCCGCGCTGCGTGTCGGCGAGCTTGCCCTTCACAAAGAGACCGCGATCGTCTTCGCGCATTTCGGTCCAGACACCGATCGGCTCTTCGGGGTTGTGCTGCCAGAGCATCGCGGGCATTCGGCCGGAGGCCTTCGCCTCCTCGAGCGACTTCGCGAACGCGCCAGGCGCGACGATGTCGCTGTAGCTGTCGAGGTTTCCGAAGACCGAGCCGTAGCCCTCGATCACCCCGGAGTCGTCGACCGCCTTAATTTCGGCGACGACCTTCAATCGTTTCGTTTCCATTTCTTTGATCCTCATGCCGCGCCGGTCGGCGCGACGTCTGAATTCGGCGGCATTCCTGCCGCGGTCATGTTGAGCGGTTGCAGATACACCTCGCCCTCGTCGATCGGGTTCATGTCCTCGAGACGACGGACGTCGTTCACCGAGAGCCATCCCCAGTTCCGGCCGATCGCGTAGGCGTCGTAGCGCGACTTCAGATCGCCGCGCAGAAGCGCCTCGGGTGAGAGCTTCGAGAAGTAGGTATTCGGCGCCGTGATCAGATCGCGCGAGATCGACTGCTCCCATCGCGTCATCCAGGGACCGATGCAATGTCCGAGGAAGTCGAGCGATTGGTGCTCAATGTTTGAGAACGTCGCGCGCGAGAGATCGCCGATCAGGTGAGGCGGAACGCGGAACAGGCCCGCGATCTCGGATCGTTGGAATTCGCGCGTCTGCAAAAACTGCGAGTCGTCGTTCGAGAGCGAGAGCCGCTCGATCGACATCCCCTCCTCGAGGAGAGCCGTCCGGCGAGCGTTACCGCTTCCGGCGTAGGCAGAGTTCCAGGTGTCCTTCAGTCGTCCGGCCGCTTCGGCGGAGAGCTTCTGCGGATGCTTCAAGACGACGCCAGGCGTCGCGTCGTTGCGGTAAAACCGGCCCGCGTACTCCTGCGTCGCGTAAGCGACACCGATCGAGTCGCGTCCGGATTCGATCACACCGACCGGCTGCACACCGTCGCGCGTTCGATAGCGGAGCGTGAACACCTCGTCGGCGCGCAGGGTGATCCGGTCGCCCTGCTCACGTTGAAGCTCGTAGACGAGCTGCATATCCGGGAGCTGCTTGATAGTGATGCGATCCGGGTGAATCGGAATCAGCTCGTCTACGATGTTCGAGGCGCGCGAGCGCCAGTTGATGTACGCGAACCCGGCCCCGCGTAGGAGCGCGTGTTCGGTCAACATTTCGCGGAACTCCTGCGAGGTCTGCCAGGAGTTCGGTCGGTCGTGCAGGAGAATCTGTAGCGGATGCTCGGCGGCGCGCTCGCGACCGCCATCGGTGCGGCGCCGGTACATATTCAACGGCATCGAGCCGATCGTCTCGGCGATCACGCGGACGCAAGCGTAGACCGCAGCGACGCGCATCGCGGTCTGTTCGTTTACATGGACACCCGAGGCGGAATTCGTGCCCTCGAGGCGCATGATCAAACGGTCGAGCGCGGTCTGTCCTGCGCTCTTCCGTCGCATGATTCGATCTATCCAGGACACAGGAAACCTCGTTAGATGGTCAGGATGCCGCGCTCTTCGTAGACACTTGGCCCGTCGAGCTTCGGTGCGGCCTTCGCGTAGGCGCCGATCGCCATCGCGAGCGCGACCATGCCGTCGATACGGCCGGTCGCCTTTGCTTTGTCCAGTTTGCGATTACCGGCGGCGTCTCGAGTTGCGACTGCGTTCGCAGCGCACCAGGTCAGGACGGGGTGTCCGCCGTGACAGATACGCTCGGCCATCAGTTCGCCCTCGAGCGCGTCAAGCGCCGGAGCCATGTCGCGGTAGCCTTGGCCGAACTCCACCAGGGGGAGCTCGCGACCGAGCCGCGACAGCTCGGTCTTGAAGACATCCATCCGCCACCGATCGAAGGCGATCGCGGCGACGTCGTAGTCGTCGCAGAGCTGACAGAGCTGTTCGGCGACGACTGCGTAGTCGACGGACGCGCCCGGCGTCGCGACCAGGTATCCGCGATCTCGCCATACGTCATACGGTGCCCGGTCCCTCGAGGCCCGGTCGGTCAGTCCCAGGCTCGGCGCGAAGAAGGTCGGCTTTGTGTGCCAGTAGCCGCGGCCGTCCCTGGTGACAGCGACGAGCGCGGTCAGGTCGTTACGCGCCGAAAGGTCGAGCCCGATATAGACCGAGTTCTCGTAGAACGCGGCCTCGTCCGGATCGGCGCCGTTGCGTAACCAGATCGCTCGAGGGACGAACGGCGAGGTCTGATCGACGCGCTGATTCAAGACCAGGTTCCGATAGGAGCTCTCACGCGACGGCATTCGCTTCGCCGCTGCGGCCTGCTCTCGGACCTCCGTCGGGTTCAAAAAATCACCGAAGGCGGGATTCGCCGCCCTCATCGCTTCGTCGGAGAACGGGTCCATCGACTCGTCCGCCGAAAACATGAAGAGCTTCGTCTTCGGATCAGCGCCGCTCTTCGCGTCGTCGATCAGGACCGACAGGAGATCCGCGTCGGTCGGTGCCTGCGTCGAGATCACTATCGAGAGCGGCTCCGCCTGGGCGCCGCTCGCGGTCTCGAGCGCTTCGTATAACTCGCTCCGCGGCCCTTTCACCTGTCCGAGCTCGTCGTGTACGGTAAACACCGGCGAGAGGCCGTAGGCCGTCGAGGCTTCGGCAGAGAGCGCTCTGTAGAGCGTCCCGAGCTCCTGGCAATAGAGCTGCTTCGCTGTGTCTCTTACCGCGACGACCGCGTTCAGATCCGGCGACATCCGGACGATCTTCGCGGCAAGCGCGAACAGAATCGCCGCCTGGTCGCGCGACTGCGCCGCCGAGAAGAGCTGCGAGTTCGCTCGAGCTTCCGGTCCGCAGAGGTGCAGAAGTAGCAGGAACGCGGAGATCGAGGTCTTGCCGTTCTTGCGGCCGAAGCTGACGATCGCTCGTCGCGTCGGCGAGTCGTAGATCCCGCGGATGATGTCTCGCTGCCATTCGCGCAGCTTGACCGGCTGACCGACCAGAGCGCCTTCTGGCACCCGACAGGTCGCCTCGATCCAGGCGACGTTCCGATCGCCTCGACCTAGGTTCCGAACTCCCACGGTTTCTTCGGAGCCGCGCGATCGCTTGCGGTTGCCGCGGCTCGAGCGCCGTAGCGACTCTGCTGCGTCAGGCGCATTTTCGTCGCCAGGCTCGCCAGTTGTCCGCCGATCTTCGTCTGTAGGTTGATCAGGCGGTCGTAATCGTCGAGGCATTCCGGGCTTACCTCGCGCAGCTTGCGCGATACGCGCCGGGATTCCGCGGCCATCGTGCAGTAGTGCTCGAGGAGCGGAAGGTTGTCGGGACCGAACCAGTCCGCAGGCTTCGAGGCGACGATCTCGCGCCAGATCGCGCTCTCGTCGTCCGTAAGGCGATCAGGAGGTGCGACCCTCTCATGGGGTGCGACCCGTACCACCGAGAGCCCCTCGGAGCTCTTCCGGCCTCGCTGTAGCATTTCAGGAATCCTTGCCGATTAGCACAGAACAGGCTCGCGCTCGGTGTCCGAGCCTCGAGCTGTAGAGATTCGACCCTCCCCTCCCTCATCGCGAAAAATTCCAGGGATGGCCGGGGTCTAGGGGAGTGCCCGAGGTGTCGCATCCCCGGAGCGTTCCGGTCTGCTCGAGCTCGGCCTTCGCGCCGTTGTGGCAAGCCTCACAGAGCGGCTGCCAGTTCGTCGCGTCCCAGAAGAGCTTCTCGTCGCCTCGATGTGGCGTGATGTGATCGACGACCGATGCCGCCGTCACCCTGCCGAGCTGCTCACAGAACACACAGAGCGGATGCGCTGCTAGGTATGCCTGGCGGGCTGCCTTCCACTTGCGACCGTAAAGACGATCGCGATGTGTTTCCCTCGACCACAGTCGAGGTTTCGATAGTTTCGTCATGCAAAAGACGTCTTCAAGCTATTTTTCTCTGGGTGCCGTCTTCCATGATCAGCGCACCGAACATCGCGTTCCGGAATCGAGCGAGGAGCTCTTTGTAGCGGCGCTCGCTGACTCGCATCCGTCTAGCTCGAGCCTCGTTCGGTTCGTCTCTCGGCGTGAGGTAGGTGACCTCGACGAGCTGCGCCCAGGCGTGACGTCCTCGGCATAGGTTCGTTAGACATCGCTCGACGACGGCGACGTCCGGAGGCCAGTTCTCGTCCGGACAATATCCGGACGGTGAATTGATCCCGAGCACGATCTCGCGCAAGAGCTTCGTGCTGATCGACTCGCGCGGATACCCGAGCTCGCCCAGGCGATCTCGAGCGAACCTCGCCCATTGATACATTCGCCAATCGACGAACGCGGTCGCGTCGGTCGCGTTCCTGGGTTTTCTCTCGTATGCGTCGGCTGCTGCGGTGTTCACGGTTCAGATCCCCTGCGTGTCGTGAAGTTGGTCTCCGAGGTGTACGGTCGAATGACGACCTCGACCTTCCCGCCAGGGAAGACCGGACCGCGGATCACGCGGAGGTCGTCGATATTGCTGTCATCCTCGATCACGCCTGCGGCGACGACGGCATCGAGGAGCGCCTTCTGTAGGTTGTCGAGATCTCGCCTGCGTCGATCCGGCGGATGCGCCAGGAGCTCGACCTTGAGCGGTCCGCCGATGCCCTCGATCGGGACGCCCTGGTCGCTGATCGCCTCGATCGCGGCCTTTCGATACGCGCGACCTCGAGCACCGATCACCATGCGCCCGCGGAAGTTGCGCCAGTAGTGATTCACCGAAGGCGGGAAAGGAAGCGTAAACTCCAAGGGGATCACCTCGTTCCCGTCCTGCGCGTTAATTGTCGAAATTGCGCGTAGGTTGAAATCTGCACAAAGAGCTCGGGCCACGAGGTCGCGGTGCTGTAGAGCTCCGCGTTCGGGATCTCGAAGGTGTCCGCTTTCATCTCGAACGATGTCCCGTCGTCCCGGTGCCTGGCCTGGCCTGCGGCGTACAGCTTCGCTCGAGCTAGGAACTCGTCCTTCGGTAGCCACCCGCAGACGGTGATCCGGTTGGTCGTTCGGTTGAACGAGAGGAAAAGGTAGGCGTCGACGTCGAAGGCGACCTGGCTCGCGATCAGGTTGTTGACGTACTCGAGCTTCGGATCGACCGCGCGTGTCATTGTCTTGACGTCGAACGTCAGGCCGAAGAGCTCGAAGTCCACTCCGCCGTCGTGTCGGTTGCTCGGTCGCATGAGCTTCCGACCGATCGCGAAGTTGATCGTGTTTTGACCGAGAATCCCGACGAGCTGCTGCTCGGGTGTTCCGTCGCTTCCGTCGCCGCGACGACCGAGGTTCACGCTCGACGCTAACGTCTGCGACTCCTCGAGCACCCTCGGATGTACGTCGACGGTGAATGCCATGCGTCAAGTCAGCGCTCGCACGATCCAGATTGCGACGACCGCGAGAGAGCCCGCACCGATTCCCATGATCGCCCCGACGATCGCGACTGCGACAAGTCCATCGAGGAGCGTTTTCGTTTTATTCATGCCGCCACCCTTCCGAGTCGTGCTGCGATCAGTCGCGCCAGGCGCTCGAGCTGCTCGAGCGTCAGCGTGTACTCGTCATCGACCTCGAGCGCGCCGACCCATCGAGCGAGCGCTGCGATCTCCTCCGGCGTCATAGCTCGACCTCGGTGTTCTCGTAGCCGGTAAGCGTCACGGATCGCTCGGCGAGGAGAACGTCAGCGAGAAGTCGCGCAGACTCCTCCGTTCGCTCGCGTCGATAGGTTTGCCAGTTCCACCACCACCGAGACTTCCCGACCGGGAGGTATTGAACGTGCCATCCGTTGTTCATACCGCTCACTCGATCCAGGTGATGAACGATCCGAACGCGCGAGATCGGGACGACCGTCGTCGTGACGCGCGAGAACGGTGTCTGTCGGTGTTTGAGGTTCATGTTTCCTCCGCGCTGTAGTAACGGCGCACGAGCTCAAAGGCCTCGATGTGTCGCTTGATCTCTGCGCGATCTGCTTGCGCGTTGTTGTGGAAGATGCGATTCCCGTCGCGAAGATCCTGTCGGAACATCGCGATCATTCGCTTCGCCTCCGTTGCGACGATCTTGTCGACGAGCTCGCCGTCGACCTTCATCACGAGCGCTCCGTTCTTTGCCATGTCAGAACGGGATGTCGTCGTTGAAGTCATCCGCCGGAGCGTGAGCCGGTGCCGGAGCCGGTGCGCGCTGCTCGTCCTTCGGTCGAACGGAGAGCGAGAAAAACTTTTCGCCTGCGAGCTTCGATCCTTCCTTGCCGGTCTTTAGCCATCCGGAGAGCCAATACTCGACGCCTCCGACGTTGATCGAGCCGGAGTAGTCCGGGTGCGTGTCCTTCTCCTTGCGTTTGTTTTTCGCGAGGAGTCCGCTGTTCGTGTTGTCGTATTGAGGCATCGTCTAGGTCTCCGGGTTGTTTAACGGTGTGCGATACAGACGCTCGAAGAGCGCCTTCCATGTTTCGGCGGGTTGGCCTTTGCGCTTGCCTGCGATCGAGAGCGCGCGCTGCTGCTCGAGAATCGAGGTGCGGATCTTTTCGCGACGTTGCTCGGCGGTCGTGATTCCCGCATCCCAATCGAGCGGGAGCCCGAGGCGTCGCGCCATCCAGGCTTCGTTCATCGCGTCCACGAGCCTCACTTACCGATCGCTCCGATCAGTCCGCGGACCGGGTTGTCGTGCGCGAGCTGCGGGAGTTCCTGGCGCGTCTCGGCGACGTCGGCCAGTTGGTCGTAGTGCGAGGCGAATCGTTTCTCGAGAAACGGGAGCGCATCGACGCTCGACCAGGCGATGACCTTCCATCCGCCGAGCGCCTGGACCGCGCGCTCGACCTCTGGGATCGCCGGGCCTGCGTGATAGGAGCCGGAGCGGACGTGCTGTAGCGCGATCGCCCAGGCCTCGCCTGGCGTCATTCGCTGCGCCTTGCGAAGCTGTTGGAAATGCCAAGGGTTCGGGAAGTATTCCTCGTGCAACATCAGGTGTTGAGCTGCCGCGCGAAACTCCTCGATCGACCAGGAGCTCATCGCCGAGTACCAGAGCTCGAGCGACTCCGGCGTGATTTTCCCGCCCGGCTTCATCTCGGCGAGCGAGACCAGGATGCGCGCCATCTCGGCGCGGTCGTTCGGTGTCATGCGAATAACCTCCCCTGCGCTTGAGCGGCGGCGATTCGCTCGCAGGCGATGTCGAAATACTTCCGCTCGATCTCAATCCCTACGAAAGATCTGCCGAGGTTCATGCAAGCGACGCCCGTCGTCCCGCTCCCCATGAACGGATCGACGATGAGCCCCGCGTCGGTTCCCTTGAGAATCTCCTCGATCAGCGCGACGGGTTTCTGGGTCGGGTGATCCTGGTTGCCGCTCCGCGAGAGGCTGATCACGTTGCCCTTGCCCGCCGTCCCTGTTTTCGCTGCGCCGCGTAGGCCGTAGCAGATGAGCTCGTGCTGTGCCCTCCAGCCGACGCCCATTCCAGGCCGTCCTTTGTTCCAGACGATCATCGAGCGCGGGCGAAAGAATCCGTCCTCGAGCGCGTCACAGGTATAGGTCCACATCCGCCAATCGCAAAAGACGTACATCTCTCGCGCTCTTGTCCCGCGACAGATCGCCTTGATGAGCCGGAGGTAGCCGCGGGTGCTCAAATTGTCCGCAGCGATCGTCGGTCTCGCTCCGCCCCACTTCTCGCTCGCATCGCTGCCGATAGAGCCCTTCGCCTTGCCCGACTCCTGGTAGCCGCCGCTGCTGTACGGCGGATCGGTGACGACTGCGTCGACGCCCTCGAGCATTGGAAGGATCTCGAGACAGTCGCCGAGGTATAGCGTCGCGTTGCCGATGACGACGCGCTCGGAAAAGCCCGCCGGAGTGAGTTCGCTATCCGGCCGCATTTGCTCTCTCGAGCCACGCCTGGGCCGCGGCGACGTTCGTGTCCTGGGCCTTCTTCGCCTTCGACGGCGGGATCGGCCAGGGTTGCGACCAGGGACGATCGGGATCGCCGAAGAACCTCGCCGGGTTCAAGACCATCCGGTTCGTCGCCTTAACGTGAGCGGCGTACCGCTCGACTCCGGCGCGCAGATCCTCCCAGGACGCCCCGAGCTCGAGGTGCCTGCGGATGTGATGCTCTGCGCTGATCCAGTCCGTCCGGCCTGCGTGAGGCGGGTATGTCGACTTGATCGCCTCGATGTGTGTGCGATCTTCCGCGTCCGACCGCTGCAATTTTTTTGCAGCGTCAAACGAAGAGATTACACATGAGGTATCTCTAGGGTTTGAGATAGTCTGGAGTCTGGAGTCTGGAGTCTGGATAGGTTCGCTGTTCGTTGAACGATTCGTTGAACGATTCGTTGAACGATTCGTTGAACGATTCGTTCCCTCCTCCGCCGACGAAGCGTTCGCCTTTCGTCGAGCCTCTCGTTGTTCGGTGACGCGACGATTCGTTTCACGCTGCTCGTTCGCCGCCGCGATCTCTCTCTGCGCGCGCGCGTTGATCCATCCGCCGTCGGTGAGTTGCCAGAATTGCTCGAGCACCGATGCAACGGCGTCACGTTCTTCCGGATTGATGGCTCCAACAAGCCTACAAAGTTGGGAGCTATCGGTCGGTAATGGCCGCTCCGTGGCGTAATGAGCATCTAAAAGCGAACGATAAGCGCCCCTCTCCGTCAGAGATAAGTGACCTGTGTCACGCTGAAAGTCACCGATGTAGTGCTTGTAAAAGTTCACGCTCGACGCGCCTCCGGGATATGTACGCGAGGCCTGCCGCGGAGAACGGACCAGTCGACATCGGGCCGGAGCTCCTCACAGGTAACGGCTCCGCCGCTCTCGCGCTCGAGCGCGATGGCGAGCGACTCGCCGCAGGATCGGTACCCGTAGGAGATGTTCCGGAGGTGTCCGGCGCTTGTGCCGCAGCGATCCGCCAGGTGGTCGCGTTGCTTTAGGGTCAGGGTTGAAAGGTAGGTTTTGAGCTCCATTCGGGAAGTATCACCGAAAGGTTATGTGTGTTTCAACACCGACGGGTGATTCACCAGACGGTGAAAACGGGGTAAAGTGACCGCACTATGGACGTGCAACAAATTCGCCGCGAAAGGCTGCGACAGTTCATCGACGATCGGTATGCGGGAAATGTTTCTCGCTTCGCTGCGTTCGTCGGAAAGTCACAGCCGCAGATCGCCGATATGCTGATCGGACGCAAGTCGTTCGGAGAGCGTGTCGCTCGATCCCTCGAGGAATCGCTTGGATTGCCGAGCGGCTTCTTTGATCGCGCATCCGAAACCGACGAACGCACCGAATCTGTGCCGGGGGAGTTCGTCGCAGTTCGGAGGGTGCGGATCAAAATGTCAGGGGGAGTGATCGGCTGGGCCGTCGAGTGTCACGAGGAGGACGCCCCGCCGCTATTTTTCCGGCGCGAATGGTTCGAGCGCCGGGGATTCAAACCGGAACACCTGGTCGCCGTTAAGGTGACCGGCGCCTCGATGGAACCAGGCCTCTATGACGGCGACACGATCGTCGTGAATAGAGCGGACACACAGCTCGTCGACGGCGAGGTCTTCGCCGTGAGTTACGAAGGCGAGCTTGTAATCAAGCGAATGCGCCGCGATGCCGGGGAATGGTTCCTGGCGTCCGATAACCAGGACAAACGTCGCTACGGTGACAAACATTGCACCGAGAACGTCGTCGTCCTGGGTCGCGTCGTTTACAAAAACTCCGAGCGGATCTAATCCCGTACCTGGGCTCCGGCTCACCAGATGAGCCGGAGAATGTTTCGCTCCGAATGTTCACTAGGCGGTTATATCATCACCGCTTGGTGTTGACCTGTGCATCACCTTCTGGTGTAGTTCCTGCACCCCGCATCCGCGGGCCGGGAGCTACCAGGAGGTTATATGGACACAGTCATCGAGGGAATCGTCGCGTTCTCGGCGATTTTTGTCGTCTTCGGAATTCTCGCCGCAGTCGGCGGTGCGATCGAGTACATCCTCAATCTTCGCGAGCTGCGCCGACGTAACAGTCGCCGACGCGAACTCCTCCCCGATCCGAACCCGCGCTCGATCGTCCGTCGTCGCGGATGGAATGTGCCGCTGTGAGCGCGCGCGATCTTGACGGTGTGATGGTCACCGCAGGCGATCGGAATCATCTGCGATGGGTGCGCCAGGCGGAGGCCGACCCAGATCCGGCACCGACCGCTCGCATCCGTAAGGCGGAACTTTCCTCGAGCGTGACCGCTGACGAGCTCGCCGCAGCTCTTCGCTTCTCTGGTCTGTCCGTTCGCGTCGAATTCGATCGCGATGTCCTGGTCATCGAGCGCCTGCCGCGTCCGGAGGCCGCATGATGGAACAGCGATCGGCGGAATGGTTCGCGGCTCGTCTGGGCTGCGCGACCGCGTCAAAGTTTCGCGCGGTTGTCTCGAAGCTAAAGAGCGGCAAGCCCGCCCAGGCTCGCATCGACTACGCGATCGAGCTCGTGACCGAGCGCTTGAGCGGACAGCCGACTCCTCATTTCACCACCGCGGCGATGCAATGGGGGATCGACCAGGAGCCCGGCGCGCGCATCGAGTACGAATTCAAGAGCGGCGTCGAGGTGCTAGAGACCGGGTTCGTGCGTCATCCGTCGCTGCTGACCGGCGCATCGCCCGACGGTCTCGTCGGTGCTGACGGTCTCATCGAGATCAAGTGTCCCTCGAGCGTGACCCATGTCGAGACGTGGCTCCAGGGAATGCCGGACGACCACATCGCCCAGGTACAGGGTCAGCTCTGGATCACCGGCCGCGCCTGGTGCGACTTCGTGTCGTTCGATCCGCGAATGCCAAAAGAGCTTCAGCTCTACGTTCAGCGCGTCGAGCGCGACGACGTCTTCATCTCGAACCTGGACCTCGAGGTTCGACAGTTTCTCGCCGAGGTCGACGACCTCGAGCGTCAATTAAGGGAGAAAGCCGCATGACGACGACAGCGATTCAATCCGTCAGCGTGACGGACATTGAGAAAATGGCGACGGCCGTCGCTAAATCTGGGCTCTTTGGAGTTCGTACACCCGACCAGGCGATGAGCTTGATGCTGATCGCCCAGGCGGAAGGTCTGCACCCTGCGATAGCCGCGCGCGACTATCACATCATCCAGGGTCGGCCATCCTTGAAAAGCGACGCTCTGCTCGCCAGATTTCAAGCGAACGGCGGAAAGATCGAATGGATCGAATACACCGACCAGGCGGTCGCCGCGAAGGTGTCGCACCAGGCCGGAGGCGTCGTCGAGATCCGATGGACGTTCCAGATGGCCGAGCGCGCCGGGCTCACGAAGAACCCGACCTGGCGTCAGTACCCGCGGCAGATGCTCCGCGCTCGCGTGATCTCTGAAGGCGTTCGCGCCGTGTTCCCTGGTGTCGCGGTCGGCGTCTACACCTCGGAGGAGGTCCAGGACATGACGATCTCGAGCTCGAGCGCGACGGTCGTCGCCGCGGAGCCGCAGCTCGCCGATCCCGTCTCCCTGGTACGCGATGCGCCGGATCTCGAGACGTTGAAGACTCGGTTCCGCGATGCCGTCGTTCTCGCCCGTAAGTCGAAGGACCGCGAGCTCGAGGAGTCGCTGAACTACGCGAAGGACGCGCGGAAGGCGGAGCTCGAGGCGATCGTCGTCGAGCCGCAGGAGGTTGCAGCATGAGCGACGCCCTCGAGAACCTCGTCAAGATGGCCGACCAGGCGAGCTCTCGTCAGCTCGTGTCCGAGGTCGTTCGCACCGCCTACGCGCTTGGCAAGTTCGACGCGATCATCGAGTCGACGTTGACCGAGGTCAATGCGCGACGCCAGGAGCTCGATCGTCGACGGGAGGCGCTGTCGTGAGCCGCTCGCAGACAGATCAGATCCGCGCCGCTCTTCTCTCCGGCCTCGAGCTGACACCGCTCGATGCGCTCGAGAGGTTCGGATGTTTCCGTCTCGCCGCTCGAGTCGCAGATCTTCGCGCCGAAGGCCTGGACATCGAGACCGTCACCGAGACCAGGAACGGGAAAAAGTTCGCGCGGTATCGCGTCGCACAGCCGGTCCTGCCTGGGTTCGAGCTCGCCATTTAACCATCGACGATGCGCGCGTTACCTCCCTCGGAGCCCGGCCCCGTCGCGCAAGCCGGAACCTCTATGCCTGGATTTTATTCTTTGATGTCCGACCTCGAAATTGTCGGTCACGTTTCCGCGATCCCGGATGCGAGCGAGCTCTCGCAGGCGTTAGCCTCTCGAGTGAAGCTGCTCGTCGAGGAGCGCGACGAATTGCAGAAGGCCGTCGGCGAGCTACAGAAAAAACTCCTTTCGTTGCAGCTTGGGATCGCCGAAGACAAGCTCGACGCTTATGTCGAGATCGCGGAGAAGGCCGCGTGAATCCGGCGCTTCGAGAGCTTGTCGAACTCCTCGCTCGAGCTGCTTACCATGAGCTCCGGGACGCTCCGCCGCCGCCTCCGGACGCTCAAAAGTTGATTGAGAGCCGCCTGTCATCATAAGGTGACGCAATGCGCGCCATAATTTACGCCCGTTACTCGACCGAACATCAGACGGAATCGACGATCCTCGATCAGCTCCGTCGATGCCGCGACTACGCTAAAAATCACGGATTGAAGGTTGCCGCGGAGTACACCGACGAGGGTATCTCCGGCGCTGCGATCGGGAATCGACCAGGCGTTCAGAAGGCGCTCGCCGAGCTCGAGCGAGGGGATGTTCTCCTGGTCGTCGACACTACGCGCCTCTCGAGGTCGCAGGATCTCGCGCCGCTGCTGACCAGGTTGCGCCACCGAGGCATCCGCGTCGTCGGCGTCCTGGACGGTTTTGACTCCGAGAGCCGGACCGCGCGAATGCAGGCGGGTCTGTCTGGAATTATGAGCGAAGAGTTCCGCGCGCAGATCGCCTCGAGGACACACTCGGCGCTCGATATGAGAGCGCGCCAGGGAAAGGCGACCGGCGGGAAGTGTTACGGATACTCGAAGGCGGGAGAGATCATCGAGGCGGAGGCCGCGATCGTCCGCGAGGTGTTCGAGCGCGCAGCTCGAGGTGAAGCGATGAAGGCGATCGCGTCGGATCTGAATCGACGCGGAGTGCCGTCGCCGGGTTCGACCTGGGAGCGGAAGGCGCGCCGATCGGACGGGATGTGGCTCGTCTCGGGGATTCACTCGATGCTCGGGAACGATCGCTATATTGGCCGGGTCGTATGGAATCGCTCGATCTGGAGGCGAGATCCGGACACCGGCAAGCGTCAGCGCGTCGAGCGGCCGGAGTCGGAATGGATCGTCAGCGAAGGCCCGGAGATCATCGAGCTCGAGACCTGGGAGAAAGTTCGCGCCCTGGCACAGCCGAGAAAGTTTCACGGCGGCACGAAAGGCCGCGGTCCGAAGTACATCCTCTCCGGGATTTTGGTCTGCGGTGAATGTGGCGGGAAGTTGGTCGCGACTGGCGCGAACGGCTCCTGGTACTACTGCGGAACCCGTCACCAGGGAGGCGACGCGGCTTGCTCGATGGCGATCGGTGCCAGGCGGGACGTCGCGGAGGAGAAGCTCCTCGAGCCGATCTCGAAACAGCTCCTCTCGAGCGAGGCGGTCGAGTTGGCCGTCGAGATGATCCGGCAATGGCGACGGGATGAACGCACCGAGGCGACGCGCCCGGCGGAGCTCGAGGAGCTCGATCACCGGATCGCCAGGCTCGAGGCGCAAGTATCCCAGGGGATACTCGATCGGGAAGACATCGCGCCCTCGGTCGCTGCCCTGCTCGAGCGTCGTCGATCGCTGCTGTCGAAGTCCTGGCGGAAGGCGAGCTCGAGGTCGAACGTCGACCAGGTAGCCGCCGAGGAGGCCTATCGGAAGGCGGTCGCGAATATGCGGGAGGCTTTGCGGGGTCCGGCGGCTCGTGCTCGAGCTGCGGTTCACGAGCTGCTCGGTGACGTCGTATGTCGTCCCGAGGATGGAGTCCTGGTAGCCGCTGTGAGTGTGAATACCGCGCCGCTCCTGCGAGCGGCGGGTGTTTCACAAAATGGTAGCGGGGGCACGCTTTGGCATTATGAAAGGGTACCACTCGCGAAGGGTAGCCCGCCGCTATTTACGAAGCGACTCGCGGCCTAGGCGACAGCTCGCCAGGGAGCGCACAGCGCGGAGCTTGAGGTTCGCCTCCCCGAGACACTCGGTCGCGTCGAGGTAAGCCCTGGCGAGGTCTCCGTTCGCCTGGAGGGGTCGCTCCGGGACGACACACTCCTCCGTCAGGAAGTCAGGGATCGGAGGACAGGTCTCGACGATCACCGAGCGCCCACCGCACCCGGTCAGGGATAGGAGCGAGAGCCCAATCGCGGCTCGCAGGGTCGGTCGTCGTAGCATTGGACAGATCCTCTCGTTTCATGTTGGCGGAGCGACGTATCGCTACCAGATCACGCTCGAGGCCGGTCAGGACGAGCTGCTGATCGGCGAGCGCCTCGGCGAAGCGTTCGCCCGCTTCCGCCGTCGCGGCCTCCCATCGAGCCCGCTCGGCCTCGACACCGTTCCCGTAGGCCCATCGGTAGGAGCCGACCAGGAGCGCCAGGACCGCCAGGACGGCGACCAGGTGAGGGAGGTATCGCAGGAGGATCGGCGGGATCACGGCGAATCCTTCGCCCGCTCGAGCTCGATCAGTAGGTCGATCGTGTGCTTTGCCTTCTCGAGGTCGGCGATACCGCCCTTGTCCCGGAATCGGGTGACGTACTTGATGATCGTGTGCTGACAAGGGTCGAGCCCGTTCGCCATCGAGTATTCCATCGGCTGAATCTTGAGCTTGCGGTAATGGTCGCCGCCGACCTGCTTCGATAACGCGCTCATGCCGCCCTCGGGATGCTGATCCATTCCGTCTTCGATGTAGTTGTTCCGCGCTGAACGTAGACCGGCATCCGGAACGTGATCCCATGCTCGGGATGTGTAATCCAGAGCGCTTGTTGCGCGGGTTCGACGTCGAAATTATTCGCGTCGGCGTACTCGTCGTAGCCCTTCAGCGTCCCGTTCACAATGAATCGGTTCATGTGGATGTATTGGTGCCAATGTCCGAGGAGCATGACGTCGAAGCTCTTATCGGTCTGGACGTTGCGCGCGCGTTTCTTTTTGTCGCCTCGAGCGATCGGACCGAGCGCGCCGATCATGCCGTCGCCGCCCCGGAACTGGTCGCCATGCGTGAGGAGGTATCGCGTCCCGAAGATCTTGTAGTAGGCGTCCGGGCCTTCTGGGATCAGGAACGTCACGCGGCGATCGGCCTCGAATACCTTCGCGAGCATCTGGTACAAAAGCCAATCGAAGTTCGTATGGTTGCGTCGCTTCGCTCGAGGTTTGCGACTGGTGCGGCCGTGGTTGCCGGTGACGCAGGGAACGAACACCGCACCGAACTCGTCCGCCAGGGTGCGAACGCACCAGGACAAGACACCGACGAGCTCGATCAGAGCGGGCATCGTCGGCATTTCGTTCGTTTCGGATAGCTCCTCGTGAATGTCTCCGGAGAGCATATCGCCGCCCAGGATGAAGACACACCCCGGATACTTGCCGCCCTGGATGTGCTTCCGCAGGAGCTCGATCGCGACCGTGATGAAGGTGCGCG